CCAGCGCCTACACCAGCGCCAACGCCGGAACCGAAGCCACCAACGCCTTTTCGCTGAGTACTATCTCCACCACCATCCCCGCCTGATTGCTTAAGATCGCTGGCGTCCAACTTCAGCTTCACCGTATAAGTTTTTGCCATTAATTTAACCCCTTAAAATCATTATGATTGTAGACTGGGCCAAGAACTTGATACTGCTGTTTAACGTGCAAATACTCATGATTATTAATGCTAAGTAAAGTAGAGGCAGATTCGAAGCTTTGCATGATTGATACGGCAGTAGAGTTAGTAACCCCATCACCGATGGTGTCTGTGAAATCATCGTATAAATGCAGCACTTCACTACACGCTTTGGCAATTATTATTAAATCTTTTGCGGCTTGTGTGTTCCTGCCGATAACATCCTGAGAAGTTTCCACGAAAATTCCTAATCCCATCAGCCAAGCTCTTCGCCAGTTAGCTCCGCCCCAGTCTGCCAGAGATACCGTGCCCTCATATGCAATCTGCAAGGAATTTACAAAGTTTTCTTGCAGAAGATTTATATTTCCGACTTGGATGACATTACCAGCGCCTAAAGAAATTCGAGATGGAATATACGCCTTGGCAAATTCTACTATCAGAGCCGCCTGAACATTATCAAATGTAGTTTGTATGTGCATTGGACTCCTTAGGTGCCGCTGCCACAAATGCTTGGACAGTCCAGAGTCAGGTTATCTGAAATCGTTTCCAAATGCACCGAGTTTGACGGAAGTTGAAAGTTATAGTATCTACCAAAGTAAGTTTGAAAGTGTCCTTCGTAGCTGTTTCCAGTCGTCACGTTGATATAATCGTTTTGAACAAAATTATCTGAACCTGGCACGATGCTGTATGCGACATTTCCGAAGATAAATGCCTGACTGATGATTAAATCGTCCAGCAGTATTTGCTTGCCGACGGTTACACCGTCTGCGTCAGTCCAATCAATATATGCAGTTAACTGATCTTCTGTACGTGTTTCCGGTAAAGTAAAGAAAACACTATATAGCTCCCAGTCCGAATCAATCGTGTCCGGGTCGGCGTTGAACACTTCGATTGGTGTGGCAAGCTCTTCACTTTCTGTATCTATGAATATATTTAAATTGCTACTTCCATCAACAGCATTTTGATTTTTAAGTCTAACCGTTGCACAATAAATAATATTTTTTTCAAGGGTTAAATCCTGACTTAACGTTGCCGTGGCGGTCGCTCCGTCTGATTCTAGCAGCAGGCAAGCGTCCCCCCGATATTGATTCGTTTCTTCTGTCTTTATTAGGTCTGCCCCCGCCACGGTAGTCCATGACCCCGGTACGTTTTCAAAGTCCCCATCGCTTATCAGGGTGCCTGAGGGGCTTTCTACGGCTTCATCAGCCCCAGAGCCAAGGGTACGCCAAGATAATCTTGAGTATTCTGGATTACCAGCCACGGAGAAAACTGCATCTGTGGTGTCATCAGAGTCCGAAGTGCAAAAAAATTGTACCGTTTCGTCGATAATTCTTTCGTCATCAACATCTTTTACATTTATTTCGGACGCAAGGATGGTCCCATTTCCGTTGTTGCCAGCGGCGGCGGTCACAACGGGAGACGTGATAGCATTAGCATTGACTGTCTCACTGTCTTCTCCCATACGTAGATATAGCAATGGGAGAATTGTTTCTACGTCAGCAGAGGGTGCCACAAGTTCCGTCTGCAAATCGGCAAGGACGGCGTTGGTGTACGCTAAACAGCTTTCGATTACGCTTTCAAGACCGGCGGCTTGGGAAACAAATTCTTCCGTAAAGCCAGCGATTGTTTCTGCATCTTGTAAGTCGTTAGTGAACTCGTCTTTCACATCTTCGACATAATCCGAAGCAATCATTTCCTGTACTTCGAGCATACGCTCCGAAATACAGACGAATTTGCCAATTTTAGAAAATAAATCTGTATATGATATAGCCATACTAACCTAACTTAACTTTTTGTTCCATTACTGCCGTGTCGATTGCAATCATGATGTCATGCATTGCTTTAGCTTTCTTTTCTTTGTCATCAAAAAATATTTTATTTATTAATTCCGAACCATAGGTTTTTAGTGCTTTTCCTGAATCGCCTCTTGCTGCGGCTGCCGAGTGCATTTTTAATAACTCAAACTTCTCTTCAGCTCGCTGCCGATTCATTTCCAAAGTAAAAAGAAAACGTTCGGCGTAACTTAGTCCTCTTGCAACTCCGGGTTCCCATCCGTAGAATCGGCACAGTTTTGCTCTAGTGGAAAATTCTTTTTTTTTACATCGTCTCCAACCGCCTCATTGATTTCACAATAAACTTCTGCGAACTCTTCAGCCGCCGAGTTCATTAAATAAATGACTTGGCTAGATGTTAATTCTTCTATCCCAAATATGCCTTTTATTTTATCAATGTTTAAAAGGACAGCCTCGATATCAATTGTGTCGCCCGTAATGTCCAAAACTTCATGAAGTTTTGCCATCAAGTCAATCATATCATATGTTCTTATGTCATTTTCTTTTACTTCAATTTCAAATAACTTTTGTTCAATATCTTCTAACTTAATCATTTTTACTCCTTAATTTTTTTATTACGACTTCTTGTAGTGTTGTCCAGTAGAGGTTGTCTCTGGAAGAATTCTAAAAGTAATTGGCCCTTCTCGTAAGCCAGAGCTTAAAAGAATCGAAATATCGTCAACAACAATCGCAACTGCGAAGGTATAAGTGTCGTTATTGTTTGATCTTACTGTTGGTGTTAAAATTAATGATTCCGCTTTAGTCGATAACAACTTACCAACTTCTGTCAAGATATCTCCTTCAGCCGCATCACTTTGCTGCTCGGTGAACGGTGCCACAATCCGTCCATACTCAACGAAATCGAGCGTCACAGTTACGTCCATACCAGCTTGGAGCATATCCACTATGCTATCGCCATATTCATCAACCTGAATATCTCGTTGATGGTAAGTAACGTTAATCGAAAAGCCCTCTTTGGTAGTACCTATTGAAGTGCCTTTATATGTCGCCGAATACGGCCCAGCGTAAAAAGTGTAAGCCATTTTTTTCCTTATTTTAAAGCGTTATCCACGCCTTTATCAACGTATTCGCCCGGTTCGAAAAGTCTTCTTTTTCTGTCCATGATGCCAGCATACTTTTCGTGGGAACCAATATTTGCTCCACCGGGAGTAATTTCAAGTTCCATAGACCGCATCAATCGCCCGCTATTATAAGCTCTTTTTTTAATTTTTATTTTTATCTCAGCGAGGATTCCCTCGCCGACATCTTTTATGATTTCAGCCCTTACTTTGTCCAATTCACTTTGTGGAATGTAAGCCATTATTGCCTGTTGGTTGTACTAAGTTTGCTTAAGTTACTTGCTGAGCGTTTTTGGTCTGATGTAGGAACAGCCAGTTTATGCAGAGTTTCATAACACTTATCTCGCATTGCAGAGACCTGCGATGGCTCCTGTCCTGTCCGGGTCCATAGACCACACCAAGCAAGTCTAGCTGCCAAAGTTTCTATTTCGCTAGAAGGTGTATCCCCCGGTTCTACATCGGTATAAATATCTCGTAAAAAATTAGCAACGGTATTTGTTGCATCGTCAATATAAAGCTGCACTATATCGTCATCTACATTATCCGGGTCGTTAGGGTCAACCGTCTCATCGTCAACTGACAACTTAACCAATAGGTTTGTCCTAAAATACTGCTTCATCAAAGCTACTGTTAAATATGCCATTATTTAGAGTCCTCACTTAGTTGTCCAACTTCCTCGACAGCAGTTTTCTTTGTCTTTTTAAGCTTAGCAGTTGCCCTAGTCTTTTTTGACTTTACTGTGCCTCTAGTCTTCGAACTTGTTTTTCCCATTGTAGGCATTAAACCGCCAGAGCGAAGTCGCCCGTAACCCTTATTTTGTTTGTAATAAAATCGTCTATCTCTTGAGCTGAGAAATAACTTTGTATATTAAGCGTCTCTCCTGTGTCAAACTGATTACTTTTTAAATTGGTCTTCTGTGCAATCGTGTTATAAACAAGACTTATGCAATCAAGGCAAACATTTACATTGTAATAAAACTCTGTTTCCTCGTCACCTTGACCATCTGAATTATTTTCAAACCCACCACGATACTCAACAATAACCCAATCCGGTACAACTCCTATTTCAATCACGCCACAGTCAGCCTGAAGCTTGTATTGAATATTATCAGTAGAGATAATGTCAATTGTTGTATTGGTATTCGTGAAGGTAACATTTGTTACTTCCCACAAATCAAGGCTAGGTGCATTTGTATTCACAACGCAAGTAACGTTGGTTACTGAATTTATTGCAGCAGCAAGTAAAGCTAAGGTAGGATAAGTTTTTAAATCAAAACTGGTAATGGTCAGCACACCTAAAGAAGAAATGCTTTGTATAACAATGGCACCCTCTCCAAGCGTTGTATTTGCTCTGTCAGTGCTCTTCGAGCCAACCGTTACTCTCAATTCATCACCGCTATGAGTAAGGGTCATTCCTGTTTGAGTGGCAGAGGCAATCCTATAGATAGTTTGTACAGGCCAATTTTTAACGATAATATTACCTTGGCCATTAGTAAATATTTGTTCCCTGTATGTTCGAGCAAGGAATTTTCTATCAGCGATTTTTTCCATTCTTGATGTGATATAATTAATTAAATCAATCAGAACGTAATCTTTATTTGTAGATAAATAGTCAATATCTAAAAATCGTTTAACGGTATTTAAGTCAACAAAAGCATAATCGGATATGGTCGGAGGGTCAACCCCTTCTGGTGCTGTAGGTTCCACTGTCCTACCAGACCAATAGACTCGTGCGTTAGAAATAATAATGTCAGAAACGCTTGCGTCATCACCAGTTCCACCAGTAGCGACACCCTTCACACGGTAGACAACTTTGTACCAGCCGTTTGCTGAAGTAGGAAAATCGACAGTGTATATATCCTCATTTGTTGAGGACATGTCGATGACGTAGTTAGTCCAATCTGCTATGTCTTCAACGACATATGTAGAAGTGGTGGTGTCATAGATATAAGAAGTTGCCTCCTGTATCAGCGTACAGTAGACATTTTGTGTCCCCGAATAAATTGAAAATAATTCTGCTCCCATAATCCCTTATTCCCTACAAGAGCATGGGGCTTTCGCCCCACACTCTGATAAGGAGCTGCAACAAATCAAACTATTTTTACGTAACCTCTGAGCCGGTATCATCCGTATCGCCAAGAATAGATACATAAGTGAAACTTCCTGCTCCATTTTCCGCAGTGATGTCATCACTCAAAGCCACTCTTCCTGCGAAGCGTGCAACGGTGCGTATCACGGTAACGTCGTTTTGGAAATAATAATGAATTGACTCGGCAGTTTTTGCCGGTCTACTAGCCAAAATATAACTCGACATATCGACTAACATCAAATCGCCCTTGGTCCCGGTCGCAGGCGAGAAATAATTTTCGTGGTACGGGATTCCGAGGAGAGTTGCTTCCGGCGAACCTGCCACGCCTTTGTTCATGAAAATTAGGTTTCCGTTGGAATCCTCTAAATTCATAATATCGACTTTAATTTTTGGGTTCCCTATCCACATTACAGAGCCAGAAGCAAGTGACTCCACGAAGATTTGACCGTACATGGTCAAAATATCATCCCATTCCACAGTGTTGGCAGTCGCTCTGCTGACCGTTAAGTGACATGGAGCCTCAAGCAACGGTACAACATTACTATCCGTCGAACCTGTGCTAACAACAGCAGAAAGCAATTTGCCTCTGATATCTGCACCACTCTTCTGGATTACATATTGCGCTAAATTAATTGCAGAATCCTCAAGCAATTCATCAGTCACGGGCACAAACGTAAATAATTTCTCCAAGACTAAAGTGACCTGTTTAAACGCCAATTTTGTCTCAGTTTTAGATTCCGACTCCCCTAGCCAAGCGGCTGTTATTCCGCCAGCAGCCCACGGCACGGTTTCATCTACAGGAATCGTAAGACTGTTTCCTTTTAAAATACTCATATGTGTCGCTTTTGACAAAATTGGACTGTCACCAACGGCTATTTGAAGTATCGAATTTGAGAACGTGCGGTCCAGAGTATACCCGCCGTCTTCGTCTGTGGTTTCGTTATTGTACGTGGTTAATGCCTTCTGTTCAGCACCAGACAAATTAATGCCTTTGAGTGTCTTCATTTCGATACCAACGATTTCCATTGGGTCGATTTCTACGTCTTTTTCCGCAGCAGTAGCATATGCAGCCTGCTTATCGGCAAGTGCGTCCAATTTTTCTGAAAACGGAGAAAACACGTCATCAGCGATAGCTTTAACTTCAACATCGGTCAAGCCCTTCTCTTCTTTGATAACTACGCCAGTTTCAACCATTACGGCTTTCTGTTCTGGGGTAAGTGCATCAAAGTCTTTTTTATCAATTTCCATCTTTTTTACCTAAAATTAAATTCTTTTTAATTCACTTGGAATTGATTATGACCTCAATTTAATCTTTGGCTCGGAAACCCTCCAACTCGAAAAAACCTGCCCTCATAATCTAGTCTATAAAAATTTGTCCAGTCTTTTTTGCAAAACGCAACGCTATTTCTTTAGCGATTTGTTTTCTGACAATTTCTGGATTAGTTTCTACACATGTATAATATGCTTTTTTAGTTTTCTTGTGCGAAATAGATTCTAGTATCTCCATAGCCTTAGCAACTGCTAATTCTTTTTTATCTGGTTCTGGCTCGTCTAATTCAACAGCATCAAACTCAACTTTTGCAGGCTCCTCGACAGGTTCAATTACAGGTTCAATTACTTCTTCAATTACTTCTTCTGGAATAATTTCCTCAATGTCGATATGGACACCATCAATCATTTTTAAATCTTCGGAACTTATTTTGTTTTCTTTAAGAGCCTTGATAGTTAACATTTCGGCTTCTTCATTGGAGGGTAAAGACACGAGGCTAAAACCAACCAAGCGTGTCTTGCTGTGAACTAAATTAACGTCTGTACCAAAAGTTGCCTTATCTTTTTTCGTGGGAATCCTCTGCTCTACCGGCAAAAAGTCGATACTTGCCTTTAGCAGGCCCGCCTTAGCGAAAGCGTAAGCCTTATCCGGTGGAAATGTTTCCTTCAACTCAACCCCAGAATCATTCGTTGGGAACATGACGGAGGCATAGATTTTCTTTCCAATTTTCTCTATGCCAGTTATTTTTGCGGAAGGTAGATGATAATCATGGTTCAACCAAGCGATATCTCTTGCCCCCTTTTTGATTGCAGATATATCCACGCCATCTACAAGAATAACCTCGTTGTCGTAATCCATAATTTCTGACGAAATTACAAATGTTGCAGTTCTATCATCCGAATCTACTTGAGCTTCTGATAATTGTTTTATATTTTTATTCATTTTTTTCTACCTCGGTATCGGTATCATTTTGTGGGTCTCTATTTTCTCCAAAATTCTCAGACGAACCGTTTGGTTCTCTTTCACCCTCATCTCGCTCATCCTCTTTTGGAGGGGCATTATCTATATCAGGAGCGGCTGGGGCATCTTCCTCATCAAATCCTAATTCAGTTCTAACCTTCTCAGCACTAATAATCCCGCTATTCTTTAAGTTGATTAAACGATTTTCTATCTTCTCATTATCTTTGGGTATCACGTTTTCGTAAGCAAGAAACACCTCGTTCTCAAGCCCAAACATAGGTAAAAGAAATTCGTTCAAAGTTGATTCATCATAATGACATAAATGGTTAATACAATCCTTCATCCATGATTGCTCAGTCACATAAACTGTTCCCAACGAAGTGTCCATAGGAAGTACCTTACTGACTGGAACGCCTAAAGAAAAGCAAATCTCACTCACCTTATTTGTCCACCCGATTGGTATGGAATCTGTTAAACTATCTTTTCCTCTGGAGAAACTTGGAGTTACAAATTCTATATCATTGCTGTGGGCCAACATCTTACCAGCGTTTTCTGGACCCTTCATTTTAGAATTATATGCCCTTTCGAATCTAGTAAGTTGATCTTTTGTCGCCCCCTGCAATTTTGCAAAAAGCGCAGGAATTCCGTTATTTTTAAACAACGAAATTTGATATTTATCAAGAGCTTTTAACCAACTGCAAGCTGTCCAACAGCTTTCAGCTTGGGCCTGTCCGTAGTATAAATCGTCTGGATTATAAAGTCTTCCATGAACAATTTCTTGTGGGGTTAGCTTAACCCTTGTACTGTTATTAGCACCCCACCAATAATTCTTTATCAATTTAGTACCAGTTTTATACGGCTCTATAACCATATTCGCAGATGGGACATTCCACAAGTCAGTTGGCACTCCACCCTTCATAATGACTTGCAAATAATAGTTGCCCGTCAATTGCAGGTCAACCATCCGGCCATTAGTGGAGTCTACGCCATTGCTAATGCTCTGACGATACGTTGCAGCCCCTCTGCCAAGCAGATGGAGTATTGGGTGCTGTCCTTCCACTTCAACAAAGTCGCCACCATAATCAATATATTTTTGTTGTACTGCCCCTGACGGCTTCATTGATAGTTCACCAGCAAGGAAACTCTTTGTCCGTCTGGACAAAGGGTTTAAACGCCAAGGAGAGCTGTCTCTCATTTGTTTTACACTTCGCCCGCCCGTCCATGCAAAGAGTTTCATCGGTAAAGCACTAATCGTTTTCGCATTTACGTTGATACAGCCGGCCAGAATCGGATTGGATTTGTACATATCAACGACGCCAGCGTATGTGAAATCTGGCACAAGATTCTTGTTTCGTGCGAAATTAAATCCACTGATTGGGGCTACTCCAGACGTGCCAGACGTGCCAGTAGTGGCAGGGTCTCGCTTAGAAAAGAAAAGGCTTTTTATTTTATTAAACATATTGTAATTCTCTCCACTCGTCTACTTCCATGAAGTCTTCTGACATGACGTAGTTAAATTTTGGTTTGTTATCTACAGTCAATATAATATATCTGCAACTGTCAATGCAGTGATTAAACTTACTTATAGGCTTGTCATCTTTATCGTTTTCATAGCAAAGAAATTCGTCAATTATTCCGGTTGGAATATGTTTAGCTTCCAGTTTTTGACAATGGCTTTTCTGGCAATGTCTGTGAAAGAACATTCCTTCACCGCTCAATCGTGACTTGATTAAATCAATGCCAATCTTAACGCTGTCCGGTCCTTTTTTAACTGGTTCAATGGGCAGTCCGGCATTTCTAATTTGTTCAATCGACCGAGGTTCTGCTGAGTCTGCAACAATTCTAAACGAATACTTTTCATATCTTTCTCGGATATCTTTCAGAATATCAATCCATTCGGATATTTGTTTTTCCCCATAAAGATAAGTTTCTAGTATATAAGCTACTTCCTTATGAAATCCAATTACACATGCAGCACCAGCGGTCCAACCAAAGTCAACACCACAGAATATATTATCATATTCTTTTGGAACCTTTTTGAGTATATGGGCGTCTGGGACAAACTCAGAAAAAACAAGTTTGTCCCCCATCGCCCACACACCCTCAAGAAGTCTTTTCTTTTGGACACCTGACATGGATGATTTTAAATTATCAAGATACTTAGTTCCTTTGATGGTCCAATGACTATTTTTTTCTGCCGCTTCTCTTTCTTTCTTTTTAGTAGAACCCCTGCCAGCATACTCGTGCCAAAACTTTGGATTGCATTTATGTGATATAAAAATTCGTTCTTTTTTATCATTCCCTTCCATAAAGTGCTGATTCAGCCAGTGGTGCGGATACGATGGGTTGGTATCTAAGATGACCTGCTGATATGCCTCATTTTTTTCATCTTTAAAATTATTGCAGGACATTCTGGTGATAATATGCTGTAAGTCATCCTCAGAAATCTCACTCGCTTCAGCTATATAGCAAACGTCATATTCGGAACTCATGATTTTGCTTGGCATATCAAGACCGCCAACGACCAACTCAGATCCGTTGTTATATTTGTACGATTGACGATTTGCCCGACGAGGGCCACCCATCACCAAGTAATGCGAGTGTCCAAGAATCATATCCTCATATGTCTGCAAAATAGTTTGCGCTAAGGAGCTTTTATTTTTTCTTAAAATTAGTCCTCTGCTGTTTGGGTACTTGCTCATGAGAACATGTAGCTTGCATAATATGCCGAAGGTTTTTCCCGACCGTACCGGCCCTTCGACTAAAAGTTCAAAAGTTTTTGAACTAATAATTTTTTTACTTTCACGTTGTAGTATAATATCTGACATTAATTTTTAACGACTATCTCGACAGGCTCGGTCTCACTCTTTTTGTTGTACTCATCAAAATCTTCTTGACACGTAAATATCCTGCTAGGGCTATTAGAAAATTCCAACCACTCGTTCATATCATCTTTGCTTTTATGGGTAATTTTTTCATTTACTCTATCTGGATTTAAGTCTCTGTATTCATAGATATAACAAAAACATTTCTTTCTGTGGAAGTAAGCCTCAAAGACCCTAGTATCTTTCTCGAAGGTCATCCTGTGTGCTAAAATATCCTTATCGGTATCAACGCAAATTCTTGTACCATTAACACTTACTCTTTTTTTCATACGTCGCCCCACTCCTTACCTATGAAATTAATGGGCTCTCCTGCTGTAGTGATATCTATTTTGTTTTCATTTAGTCCACAAATTTTACTTATATCAGCAGCAAATTTTCTATACTGTTCGAGAACTTTTACTTCTTCTCCAACGTCTTTTGCCTTATCCAGTAGTCGATTACACTGCCTCAACTTCTTTTGCAGTGCGGTCTTAACAGCTTTTTTAAGTGTTTCTATTGTGTCTTCGTCAAATTTCTTCTTGGCTCTTTCTATACATTTTTGAACCGTAGACATAGAAAGCCCCATCTTTTCAGATATCTCTCTTCGAGTATATCCTTCTGACCAAAGTATAAAACTATCTCTACTTCTCTCTGCTGCCCTTATTTGAAAAGCACCACTTTTTCTCGGATTTGCTGTCATCATTTCTCCTTATCTATGTGCGTCTGATTGAGTTCTTAGGTCGTCTACATCGTCTTCCAACGCCTCTATAGCCGTCACAAGGCCTTCGTAGTTCACAGCGGCATCACAAGCGGCTTCAATGCGGTCAAATGCTGGACCAACGCCGTCGATTAGTATGGTATCTGCGCTGACGTTAGCCGTGACTGATGCTACTGAACCATCAACATTTCCAACTACGTCACCTCTAACATCTCCCAAAACGTTACCAATTACGTCACCACCTACGTCTCCCGTTACACTGCCGACTGCTCCCGATAAACCACCCTGAATATCTGCATTTAAATCATATCCTCCGCCAACGCCCACAAGCTCCATCCCGTCACCTGCGGTCTGAGCAGCAGCGTGAATACCATCTCCACTTGTGCCTCCACCAAGAGCTTCTATGCCGTGACCAGTAGACCCACCAATGGCGGCGATACCGGCACCAGTTCCATGTCCTGTGGCTTTGAGACCGTCGCCGTTGTTGCCAGTAGAAGTCATCGCCACAGCGTCGCCAGCGGCATCTATGGTAATGCCTGCTGTGGTTGCGTTAATGTCAACGCCGATTGTCCCAGCGACAATTTCAATGCCAGCTTGGGTAGCATCAATCTCGATGCCATTACCGCTACTGTCGATATATACACCAGTAGTTCCATCTATCGCTACTGCTGTGGTGTCTCCCTTGATGTCTACACCGATTCCGCCAGTTGAAGTTATGACAAGACCGGAGTTATCTCCACTTATATCTACACCAATGCCACCGGAACTGTGGACGTCGATGCCTGCTCCAGTTGCATTGATATCGAGACCTATACCAGCAGAAGCTTCGGCGAAAATTGCAGCAGTTGAACCTTCTATATAAATACCGTTTGTCCCACCATCTATGTCTATGCCATTCCCGCTTGTCCCTGTTATATCGACGCCGTTGGTTGACGCCAAAATGTTAATGCCCGCACCACCAGAGTTGTCAATATCAACAGCACCATCAGCATCATTTGCGTCAATTTTCAGTTTCCCCAAGCTTAATGT